CGTAGGCGTTGAGGAAGCGGCGGTCCACTATCCTCTAGACTGCCCCCTTTTCGGGGGTGTCAATTACGCGTAGGAGATGCCTTCGAAATCGACAGCAGTCACTGAGACGCTGGTAAAACCTTGGCTAGAGCCCTTATCGTCTACCTTTGTGATCACACCGGTGAAGCTAGCCGAAGCCGAGCCAGCAGGATATGCGGACTGAGTGTTGACCGTAAATGTGAGCGTGGCCCCGAGGGTAGGAATAGACGAGGTCTTGGCGATGCCTTCGATGGTGATCTCGCTCTTGCGGTCGTCGAGGCGGTGCGTGACCGTCAGACCGGCTTCGCTGATGACCGTGGCCTCGTTATTAAACGAGGACGAGAGGCTGTAGCTCTGGACGAAGAGGTTCGTGACAGTACCCGCGATACCGTAGACGCAGGTGGTTCCGTTGGAGATGGCGGCCATTTGTAATTGCAGGCTTTGGAATTGGCTTAGGCAGGCAGGACCACGAGCACGTCAAACGAGAAGGAAGTCGCCCAGGAGCGCTCGTCGATGCCCTCGTCTTCGGACTGCATGGTGACGTCATAGCAGGCCGCGTCGGTCGAGGCCACGAAGGCCGCCTTGATGCTGGTCAGGTCACGCATATTGCCGGACAGGGCGGCACAGCGGGCGCGGTGATCGGCGAGGGTCGTGTCGTCGGCGTTCGAGAAGAGGGTGATGCGGACCGAGCAGCTGAAGTTGCCTTCGCCCTCGGGGAGGTCGTTAGGGCTACGGGCCGACTCGCAGAGGACCACGGCCTTTGGCAGGGTCTGGGTCGCGGCGCTGTCCCCGGTCAGGAACGTGACGGTGGTCAGCCCGGTCTGGGTGGATAGGTAGGTGGCGAGGGTGGCCTCTACGATGTGGCGGATGGATTTGGTTCCCATAAGTGGTTAGCGGCGGTTGGCGCGCTGGATGGTGCTGTTCATGTGCTTCTCGAAGCGGGCCTTCATCTGCTTGACGCGGTTGGCGTAGACGAGGCCGAGAACGTCCGCATCGGTAGCGATGCCGTTAACGTTGCCTTGCGTATTGGTCACGCTCAGCTCGACGACCTTCTCGGTGGCCGTCAGGGTGTTCGTCCCGCGCACCTGGTTGTGCCGGTTAATCCAAGCCACCTTGAGCAGCTGGACGCCAAAGTCCTTGGGGACGCCGTTGATGACGGGCTTAGGCAGGGAGCGCAGGGCCGAGGCCCAGCCCGCCTTGATCATACCGACCATGGCTTGGCGGTCGCGGATATATTGGTCGAGTTCTGACTTGGTCTCGACGAGCATCTTGAGTTTGACCGGGCGGACGGACTTGCCGATGCGGCCTCCAAACTTGCCCTTGATGCGGTTATGCGGAGGACGCAGCTCCTGGACGAACCCTTGGCCGTAGTCGGTCATCACAGGGTTGGTCGTGTTAAAGTAGTTCTTAGCCTTCTTGAACGCCCGGTCATAGTCGCGGTCGTTCGCAATCTTGCGCATGATGGGCGGGAGGTTCTTCAGAGCCTGGAGTGAGCCCTTGCCGATGACCTTGTTGAACAGGCCGATGTCGTTGGTCTTGGTGGCGTAGGCCAGCTGATTGGTCAGGAGGGCGGCAGCGGAGTTGGAGTTACGGTCGTTAGCCGCGACGAACATCTTCTTGATGTCCCCGGCCACGGCGTTGTCGCCCGCCACTTGGGCCGCCTTGGACAGGCCACGGCCTCCGCCCTTCGGCAGCGGAGGGGTGAAGGTCGCCGCGTCTTGGCAGGCAAGGGCGGCTTGTTCCAGCGCCGCGTCCCGCATAGTCTGCCCGGTGTTGGCCGCGAACTGACGCAGGGCCGCGATGAACTCAGCCTGAGACTTCGGACTGATGCTGACCGACACCACGGCGGGTTACTGGTTATCGTCGATGACGACGAGCGTGATCCATGCCGACCCGGGCTTGTAGGTCTGGGTCGTGATGCGGACGGTCTTCCCGCCGGCCACGATCTTCTTCCCCTGGCCAAGGCTGGCGATGGGCACCCCTGCCGACAGTAGGGCCGCCGATGCCCCCGTAGACCCGTCTGGCTTCGTCCAGGAGGCCGTTACAGCGGGGAGCCTGACCGAGTACTGGGTCCGCTCCATATACCCCCCTGCTTCGAGCACGGTCGAGACGGCGGGGTCGGAGATGAGGCAGGAAAAGGTGATGGCCCCAGAGTTGGCCGACCCGGCCACGCCGAAGTCCGCCACCATCTCTTTGGCGTCGTTGAGAAACTCGGTTCCGTAGAGGCTCATCCTATACTTGCCCGGATTGGTAGGGGGCACAAAAAAGGCCCCCATTGCTGGGAGCCTCGTTTGTTTGCCTTGCGGCGGCTGATTAGGCCGTGGTGAGGCGGTTGAGCGAGGTCGCGCGACCGACAGCGGCACCGAAGAGCAGCGTGGCGGTGACGTTGTAGTAACCGCTCTGCTCCTGGCCCATGAGGACCTGGACGCCGAGGCCGGTGTCGGCGTCGACAGCGTTGGCGACTTCGAAGCCCGGGATTTCGGACATCGGGAGGGCCGAAGCGACAGCGATGGCGTCAGCGCCGCACGAGAAGCCAGCGAGGCTTTCCGCGTTGGCAGGGAGGCTGTTCCACTGGTAGACCGAGGCGCCAGCGAGGGTGCCGATCTGGCCGGAGGTCAGGATGCCAGCACCGAGGACGGAGTTACCGATGATGGTGGCGTCGGCGAGAAGGCCGTTAGCGTAGGTCGGGTTCAGGATGAACGCGCGGGGCTCAGCGGCCTTGGCGGCGTCGAGCACGCCCTTGGAGGCGACGACTTCAGCGTAGGTCAGGCCAGCGCCGGTGTTCGTGCCAGAAGCGAAGTTCGCGACGGTGATGAGCGCGCCGATTTCGGCGAGGCACTTTTCAGCGAGGGCGTTGGCGGCGGTCGGAACGAAGGCGTTCGAGAGGAACTGGGCGCCATACATCTTGACGTCGAGGGGCGAGAAGCGGCTCGACACCTTGAAGTGCTTGAGGGTGACGTTGGCGGCGGTGATCGTCGCGTCGTCCTGGGTGAGGTAGCCGCCGGTGGAGAACTCGGTGGCGGTGGAGGTGCCGATCAGCGGAACCTGGACCGTCTTGCCAGCGCCGGATTCGGCAGCGGTGAAGACGGACGAGAAGGCGCGGAGGGCCGGGAGCTTGCCCTTGAGGGAAGCGATGACGCTTTCAGCGAGGATGCTGGGAGCGACTGCGATGGAGTTAGCCATGATGTGTTAGGATAGGGTGAGGGTTGAGGGAAATTAGATGCAGGCCTTGATGATGGCGTGCTTATGAGCGGCGAAGTATTCGTTGCGCTCTTTGGAGCCGACCGCCAGGGACATGAAGGTGGCGAGGTGGTCGACGGCTTCGGCGGTGGGCTTGCCATCCGCAGGGCTGAGTTCGACCGGGGAGACGCCGACGGAGGCCACGATCTTGGCGGCTTCCTTGGAGGCGCTGACCTTGCTGGCTTCGTGCTCGGCGACGAGGGCCTTGAAGGACTCGGACTCCTTGACGGCCACTTCGAGGGCGGCGGTCAGTTCGGCGAGCTTGGCGTCCTTGGACGCGGCTTCGACCTTGAGGCTTTCGAGTTCGGCAGAGACGCCGACCGTCATCTTCTCGACAGTGGTGCGGAGGTCGTCGCGTTCGGCGGTGAGGCCAGAGACGGCGGCGGTGGCGGCGAGCAGCTGTTCTTCGATGGTCATCTTAGATTTGCGGTTAATGGAATTAGAACGAACGCAGGGCGTCGTTGAAAGAGTCGGCCAAGCCTGTGACTAGGCCCTGGGCGGCGGCTTGCTTGCCGGAGAAGACCTGGCCTTCCATGGCCTCGGCCTTCACCATCTTGCGCTTCATGTTCACGGCTTCCTTGAACTCGGCGTGGATCGTGTCGACGCCCTCTTGGAGGTTGCCCAGTTGGCCTTCGTCGAGGGACGTGCCTTCGATGCCCGCGCCCTTGAACTTGCCGGACTTGATGACGACCATCTTGATACCAGCCATCTTGGCGGCTTCGGAGTAGTCAGGGATGGCCATGTAGACGCCGATGGAGCCTACGGTGCTGGAGGGGCTAGCGACGACGCGGTCGGCAGCGGAGCCAATCCAATAGGCGGCGGACGCCATTTCGGAGTCCGTGTAAGCGAGGGTAGGCTTGCCGAAGGAGCGGACCTTGTTGGCGAGTTCCTCGACGCCGGTGACCGTGCCACCAGGGGAGGAGATTTGCAGGGCGACCTTCTCGACATCGGGGCTGGCGGCGAACGCGTCCAGAGCCTCGGAGATTTCGTTAACGTCCACGGCGCCCATCATCTTCTCGAGCGGGGACAGGCCCTTGCCGATCACGCCGACGACCGGGATGATGCCGATGCCATCGACGACGTAGGGCTTGGGAGCCACGCCGAAGAGCTGCGCGAGCATATCAGTGAAGCCGAACTTCTCGGCCAAGACCGCATGGTCTTTCGCCTTGGTCGGGTCGATGAGAAGGGGCTCGCGGCCCGACAGTCCGTTGGTGAGGAAACGCATAAAGTTAGGAGTTGGGTTGGTCTTCGGATTCGGGCTCTTCCTGGTCAGCGGGTTCGTCCTCCATCTGGGGGGACTCGGGGCCTTCCATGACGTCGCCGCTGATCGTGCCGACCGGGGTGTTGGACGGACGGAACAGCAGTTCAAACGGGATGCCGTATTGTTCGGCCAAGTCCTTGATGTGGACCATATCGGACGCGCGTTTGGCCATCTCGGTGCGGAAGTCTAGGCCGCGCTGGGCGTAGAGTTCGGACATGGACAGGAGGCCCATCTCGACGTCGGCCCGGTCATTTGCGGCTTCGCGGCCAGCGTCCACGGTGACGCTCTTCGGGGTCGTCCAAGAGACGCGGTTCCAGTCCGGGTCGTCGGGCAGTTCGCCGGCGGCGATGCCTTGGCCGATGATGTAACCCCACGTCGGGACGCAGAAGTTCTCGATCATGATGGTCTGGTACTTCGAGAAGACGCGGCCAGCCTTGGCGGTGATGAGGCGAACGGTGGCGCCGCCGAGCTTGGAGGAGTCGCCGACGAACTCGTAAGGCAGGACGCCCTGGGAGATGTCGCGCTCGAGAGCCGCGAGGAAGCCGGTGAAGGTGGCGTTGGGGCGGTTGCTCTGGAAGGACGTCATGTCCTCCCCGGGCTCAAGGGCGATGAGTTTGCCGCCCATCGTGTTGGCGAGGTTGGCGTAGGAGCCTGTGCCGGTCGCCCCGAGTTCGTTGGCCATGTCGCCGTCGATGATGCCGCCCGCCTTCTTGATGATGCGGGTCACGTCGCCGTTGTCCTTCACGGCCTGCTTTTCGAGGGCGAGGATTTCCATCTCGTCCTGAATGCTGTTGATGCTGTGCTGGAGCAGGGGGACGCCACGGGCGCCGGACGCATACTCCTGGTCGACCACCATCATCATCGACTGAGCGAGGATCTGGCGAGACGAGCCGTCGGAGCGGTAGATGTTCACGGCGATGTATTCGCCATACGGACCGAACTGGATGCCGTCATGCATACCCTCGGGCACCTTGCCTTCGAGAGGGTCGCCAACGCGGTGGGCTTCCATCAGCTGGAGTTTCGCTTCGCCGGCGCCGTTGCGGACCTTGGCGGCGAAGGAATCACCGTCGCGGATCATGCCGCGGAGAAGGATGGACTGAGCCTGGTAGAACGAGAAGCGGTTCGTGATGTCGATGCGCTTGGCCTTCTCGGCGAAGTAAGCCTCGTAGCGTTCCTGCATCTCAGGGGTCGACGCGTGGCTCTGGGGCTTGATGCCGTCGCCGACGGTGTAGAGGCAGATGTCCGCAAGGATTTGCTTGAACAGCCCGGAGTTACGCTCGGCCCAGCGGCACTTGCGGACCATCGTCAGGCGGTCGTAGGGGGTCAGGTCACGGCGAAGGTCACGCGGTTCGGCGCCGTAGGCCGCACGGCGGGCACGCGTCACGCCGATGCTCTGCCAGTCGCCGTAGGAAGCCTGCGGCTGCGGGGCGGTCGGGGCAGGCGTCACCGGCTTGGGACGCAGGCTGACGGTCTTAATCTTCTTGCGGATGGCCATGGAAATTAGTCCTGACGGTTCTGCCAGTCGGTCGAGATGACCGTGCGACGGAAGCCGTAGGTCGCCGGGTCTAGGCGGCTCAGGGCAAACATGGCCTCGGCGAGCATCTCCTTCGGGGGCATGGCGAACTGCTTGGACGCGGACGAGCCGGAGTCGGAGTAGGACATCAGGGTCTTTCCTTCGGTGATCATGGAGACCGCCTTGGCTTTGATGTCTAGGAGTTCGCACTCCGTAAGTCCGATAAAGAGTCCAGAGGCCATTTAAACTTGCCGAGAATGGAAGTTAAAAGGGGGGTGCGCCGCCCAGCCCACGCCATGAGTCTCTTCCTCCCACGACACTAAACGACGCACCCTTGCATATAGCGTGCCAAGGGTCATGACGGTTGCAAGTCGGTTTCGGCAGTTTCCCGCCCGGCGATGCCCCAGCGGACGGCGGCCAGCAGGGCGAGGATTTCAGTATCGAGGGCATGGTTATCCTTCTTGCCCTGGGGAAGTATCCACATGGGCTTCCCGGTCCGCTTGTCCTTCACGCGGACTTCGGCGCTCAGCTGCTCGACGTACTCGGGGCTGGCGTCGAGGGCGTAGGTCCAGACGCGGCGAGCCCGCAGGCCGTGCAGGAGGTCTTTGCCGGCGGTGGCCGAGTGGACGATCAGGATGGCCCGCTGCGGGATGCCAGGGACGACGATGGACTGCTTCTCGGAGTAGAAGCGGCGGGTCGTGTTGCCGGACTTGTCGGTGACGGCGAAGTCGTCGGAGCCTGAGCCCTTGGCCGTCTTCCAGTTCCGCTTGGCCGTCTCGCGGTAGACCTCGGTCGTGTTGTCGCCTGAGTCGACGAGCACCATGGCGTGATGCACCCCGTGCTGTTTGGCGAAGGCTTCGACGTTGCCCCATGAGTCGATGCGGGCGAAGGCCATCAGGCGGCTATGACCGGTCTTGGCCCATCGGCGGACAGTCACCCAGAAGTGGCCACGCTGGACGTCGACCCCCATCGTGCGGAAAGGGATGCTCCCGGGCACGGCGTCCTTCTGCTCGACGACGCGGGCCTTCGGGGTGATCGCGGCCTCCGCGTCCCAAGGGTCGGCCATCTTGTAGTT